TTTACTCAAGAATTACACGGCGTTTAAACTAAATTGGTACGTTACGTTTATGATATCGCCACTCACAACCGAACGGTCACCCGGGGCTTGGAAGTCCGCCGCAGAAAATAGAACGCCAGTTGTACCGCCCTTGGTGTTATTGCTAATCAAGAACGCGCCACCAACTACTGTTGTGCCAGTAATAGAGAACTGAGCCGCGTTAGCCGCGTTTGTAATCACTGAGGGGTCTGCTGTTGTTGCGGCGGCAAATGTTGCCACTGGGCGAGTTGCTTGGCTGTACGCTGTGACCTCTGTCCAACCTGCGTGTGTTGCGGCTGTATCAGAAGCGGCAGGATCGTTGGTTGCAGATGCCCCATATAGACCGATATACCACGCGGCAGTGTAACTAGAGCCCAAGAAGTACTTGTCGTTCATGTCTTTTAACCCGACGTTCACAACTAAGTTATGCTTCTCTGCTGTCCATTTAAGGTTCCCCGCGGGGTCAAAACACTCAAGTGTAAATATACCGCCACCTTTAATTTGTTGTGTAGATGCGGTACCGCACTCTAAACCTGAGCCGACGACATCTACAGACTTTGCTTGTTCGTTAAACATTTAAAACTCCTATTGAATACGTAAAATTGCTGAGGTGTTGGTATCAGGCGGAAATTCTACAGTAAACGTCGTTGTAGATATCTTATCTGAACCAAAATCCAGCACACACACTGCTGTACCACCATCTTTATAAATCAAGGCACCCCGAGCAGTGATAGCGCCAGACCAAGAAACATTACCAAACGAAACAAAAGATACACCATCTAAGGCATTTACAGAAGCTACTAAGACTTCACCACCTGCGGTGTACCCAGCACTCACTACTTCACCATCTGTTGTGTAAACGGAGGTAGAGGCTGTAAGCGACGCGGCATTTGTGTACAGGGCCAGTTTAAACACCCCAGCACTAAAATCCACATCACCGTTAAGCAATGCAGTTTTGAATGTGTCACACGTAAAGTTTCCAACAAATGCCATGGTTATTTCACCGGATATGTTACTTGGCCGCTACGATATACATCGACGCGCTGTTTGCCATCACCTAACTGCTTCAAGAGCGACATAGCCTCATTGTACTTGGCTTCATAGTTAGCTACTACGTCTGCTTCCTGTCTTTGGAAGATTGAGGCTTCCCGCATAGCACCGTAGAAAAGAGCTGAATCGAAGTTTTCACCAAGCCAAGTTGTACCAGCAGTAACGATTGACTCAGGGTAGAAGAAGTAATGAAGCTCTGCGGTATATGTTGTGTCAGGAGTTGGGCCCAATATAAGTGATATTTCATTTGTCAGCGCTGGTAAAAGCGTATCAGTTGTTGTGGGTCCAAATATCGCATAGTACTTAGGAATGCCTCGATCATTTGGGCTAGGGTATGCTTGACGAATAAAGTTAACATCTTTGTCGATTAAGTACTCATAATTACCACTAGCATCAACCACCGCCAAGGAGTAGACAGATAGAAAATCACTCGGGGTTGAGAGATACTCATTGTTATTGGTAATAAACCCGGTCACGTTTTTACGCAAATAGGCTAACTGCACGGAGCTATATATTTTCTGCTCAGCAATCTTTACGAACGTGGGAATATTCTCGACAAACAGTTGTTCATCACTTTCCGAGTACGAAGTAATTGCGGCGGTGAGCTCTGCGTAATTCATCTTAAGCCATAGGCCCGCGTGACATAGTGCCCTTAATCGCCGCACCTGTACCGCGCACCCGCATACCAGAGGTTTTTACATCATTGCGACCGGGATCACCAACACTCACGCGCATGGCAGGAGTACTGCGGGTTACATCTTTAGATGCTAGCGTGTTTGGGTCTGGCTTTTTGCTAATAACGGCTTTTAGGTTCACAGGACCTCCTTGCATTGTGTGGGGCTCGGCGTAAACTTTAGCGTCACCGATTTCTTTACCCATAACTTTTTGGCTGAACTTGGCCATTATTTACCCCTTTGATTCATCACCTTAGCCATACCACGACCGTAGGTCTTCATCATTTCGTTTGTCTTGCCGCCCTTAGCCATTTTCTTGGCGCCCTTATGCATCTTATCCTCGTGGGACTTGACGGCGGACTTAGCGACTTTCTTCATTTGCTCTTTCATGGTATCCCCTAAATGACTGACACTGTAACAGTGCCAATGCTAATGCTTAAGTTTAAATTATTTGGCGTCAAACTACCACTACTTCCACCAACTGGGGCCCATCCCCACTGAAACACTCGACTACCGCCTGTCAGATCCCCGTCTACCCCTACACCGCCCACAATATACCCTTTCTCAGGACGGGGGTTGCGTAGCGCTTGTGGGTCATTTACTGGGCGTTCACCTAAAAATACTTGCGGTTGTGGCGGCTCCCAACACTCCGGGCACACCAGTATGTTGGTTTGAGTACGTTTAAACGTCAATGCCTTTAACTGTTTTAGCTTGAAACGCTGCCCGCACCGATCACATTCGGCTATTGCATGTTTACCGGAAGCAAATTGATTAGGCATTAATTATCTCAATACGACACACGAGGAACTAGCCGTAGTGGCGCTTTCTCACGATCCTCATCGCTAGCCATTTCTAGCTGTTGCTCATAGTCCATCTTTAACTCTGCGCGACGTCCGGGGTCTACCGATACGATTTTCATCGACAGGTAATACGCAAGTCCTGCAACCATGCAGTTTAGGAAACGAAACGGAATGTCCATCGTTTGCGTTCCACTGTTACCAGCATCCTGAATACGGCGTAGCCGCCAGTACGCAAATGTATAAGGCTGGGATTGGTCAGGGGTAGGCCATATCGTAATCTTAGGGTTGTCCCTCAGTCGCTGAATCCATACTTGGATTGGTCTACCCTGCACGTTCTTGTTGGGGATCGTGGCGTATGTGGGTTCTGCGATGCGACTAATGTTGATGTCGGTTTGATTTTGCCCGGTGCCTGTGCGGATCACCATATCCATTAGGTCAATCGTGTCTGCAGGGATGTCATACGTAGACTGCCCCGGAATAAGCGTCACTGAGCCTTGGTCGATCGTCCACAAATTAATGCCACGATTAGCCCACTCGACCGTTAACAGATTCAAAGACCGACGTGCAGTACGTAAGTCATAACCCGTGCGAAGCTCCGCACCACAGCGCTCAAAAGCCTCTTCTACGAGGTCGGCAATATCTAAATTAAACGTAGCGGTGCCGGATGTTGTCATTTTCTGTATGCCTTAACTTTGCTTGCGATCTTTTTTGGCTGCGCCACGAACTGCTTGCCTTTCTTATTACCCGCCGCTTTTGCCTTATTGGTAGCAGCTTTTTCCGCTGGGCTTAACGCGCTCCATGCTGCATCAGGTAAGTACCGCTTCTTTCCTTTTGACGGCGAACCGTCTGAAGTGCGCCATTTCTGCTCACCCCATTTTTTCAAGGACTCTTGCGGTTTCTTCACTTATAGGCCCCGCCGGATTTTTTATATTGCTGAGCTAACATTTGTGCCTTACGAGCTGACCACTGCCCCGGATCACCGCCTTTACCACCGGCTTTGATGCGCTCAAACAACCCTTTACGCATACCGGGCTTAGTGTAGTTACCAGCTTCGTTCACACGGGACTTTGTCTTACCACCCTCAGCGTACATGTCGAACTTATCGCCGTCTTTGCGCGTACCCACTTTAGGCATTTTGCTTGGATTGATAGCCCCCATACCGCGTGAGGATCTCATTACCTAAACCGCCCTTTGGTTTTGCCTTTTACAGCGCAACCGTCAGCACGTTTAGACGCGGAACCGACCGTACCACCCTTGGCTTTCTTGACGGTTGACTTGCTCTCGATGCCGAGCATATCTTTAAGCGCCTTAAACTTTTCTTTAACGAACTTTTTAGGGGCTTCGTTTTCCTCGCGTTCCATGTCTTTAGACGCTTGACGCTCTTTCTCTTCTTTACGATCCATCAGCGTGTTCTGTGCTTCTTGGGGGATCTCACCACCGTCTTTATATTTTTTCATAGTTACACCGTCTTACACTTGGTTTTACCTTTTTGCGCGACACCGTCAGCACGTTTTGAAGCGTTACCGACCGAACCACCCATGGCCATTTTAACAGTTTTGCCCTTGGTCTTACCCTTGGACTCTACTCCGCCACCCTTAGCCATTTTACCTTTACCATCAGCCGCAAACGCAGGCATCTTCTTGCCGTCTTTCATAACCATCGGCATACCGCCCTTAGCCATCATCTGACCACGAGCAGGCATTTGAGCAGGCATTTGAGCAGGCATTTGCTGCATCGGTTGACCACGCATAGGCATACCACCCATTGCCATCTTTTTAGTGCCTTTTGTTTCGTGTTTCATAATTAACCCCTAAAGTATCCGATTACATATCCAATGATTGCCGTAGCCCCACTAACCGCGCCACCAATCCACATAAGAGCTTTCCAACCGCCTTCAACCTTATCCATCTTGGTATTAATAGACTGCAGTGTCTTCTTAATCTCGTCCATGTCCGACACCATCTTATCCATATCGCTTTGTAGATGTTTGATGTCGTTGGCGTGGGTTGCTAACTCACGGGCGGTTTGAATTTGGTCGTCCATATCAGCACTTCCACCGTTTAAGACTTGCCGCCTTGCGTGTAGGCTTTTTATACATGGTAGCGCCCTATAATTTCTCCTGACTCACGCATAGCTGATAACTTTGCTTTCGATAAAATTTGCATTGCACTATTGCGTGTTTTATCTACTATACACGGGTGTAGGCGACCATGTGCTACGGCTGATAAAACACGCAAATTTGTGTAGTGGTTGTTCTGGTGATCACCGTCAATATGGTCTACCTGAGCGCCTTCATACAACTCCCCAACAAAAGCCTGAGCTACAAGACGATGAACTAAGAAACTTTTACCAGGCACCGTACGTACAGAACCGTCTCTTAATTTAATTTCTATGTATGGCAAAGTACGACCACATGCGCTACGCTTTTTAGGTTGGAGGCGCATTATGTTTTCTGGTATAGGAACCATGCACCCAGATTTTCCACGGCGATACCTTTGCACGGATTTAACTCGCCCATGGTCACTGACTTCATACATTCCTGCGTACCCATGTACGGGCACCCAACGTTCAGTTAGCATTTCCATCTTTTCCTCGCGGCATTCAATCTACTATTTGGGTCTTTAGCGGCTTCTGGAAACATCTTGGCTTGCCCAGCGCTTCTTGCACAAAATGATTTTTTACGAGGGCCACCTTCTGGCTGAGGAGCCTTTAGGTTGGACCCGGTGGCTTTGTTGTACTTAGCTCTACCTTTCGCGGTTAAGCCTGCCCCTTGCTTTGTAGGAAGCTTTTCACCACGGCCTACGGCAAGGATAGGTTTCTTAGCCATAGAATACAGTGACCGCGTTAATGTTTGTCATAACTGCGTACACCATATTGGGAGCTAGTAGCCCTTCACCGGGAATCATAAAGTAGTTGGTGTAAATGTCCTGAGCGGTTAACTCAAGCGTGACCAACCATCTTCCGGTAGTGACATACCGACAAGCCGCACCAGTAGTGATGGTAAATGAATTAGGGCAAGTGATCGTGAATGTATTTGGACCTGTTACCGTAATAACTGGGTTGCCACATGTAGCAATACCACCCGTGCCTCGGGCATAAGCAATCCCAATTTGCTGTCCGGTCGTTAAACCATGAGCGCTTTTGGTGATTGTGATGGTGTTGCCGGATTGTCCGTATGTTGCCGCTATAGGCGCAGTTGGAGTGGCAAATAAATCAAGTTGCCCTTCGATGTCTGTGCCCTTGACGGAAATTGATTTTACCCGCGAACGGTTATTGAAAACAATAAACCCGCTTTGGCCTAAGTGCCCGCTAAGGACATCAGTTTGCATAGTCATATCTAGCTCCTAAGATTGAAGCTATTAACCTGCGGAAACAGTAACCGTGCCAGCGTTGTTCCACAAAGCCCCAACCACTTCAGGGTCAGCCGCTGGGAGAATGATGTAGCCCGTCACGTTACCTGTGACATTACCAACCACATTGCCTGTGGTTGCACCGACAAACCCAGCGGTTGAGGTGACTGGGCCTGAGAAGGTAGTTGAAGCCATGTTAAATTCCTTTGTATTTGCAGTACATCGTCCTATAGTCTCTGCATCGTCCGCTGGGGCGGTCTATAGGACTGGGGTTCCCCAGTGTTATTGTATTTATACTCTGTTTTTCATCCCGTAGCAACTAAAATAGGGTAAAACAGGGAAACTGGAGCAATTGCATGAAATTTACCATCAGACAAGCGGACACACGAATCCCTGAGCACCGCACCGTGCTTATGTACTTGCAATCTAAGTGCCTACCCTCAGATGTACCAATGGAAGTCGAGCACGGTCACTGGTGGGTTGCGTACACGAAAGAAGATAAGCCTGTGGGGTTTGCTGGGCTGACACGTTCTGCTCAATGGTCAAACGCGGGCTACATGTGTCGTGCGGGGGTGTTACCGGCCTACCAAGGGCATGGATTACAGAAGCGCCTAATACAGGTCAGAATACGTAAGGCGCGTTTACTAAAATGGCAATGGCTTGTAACTGATACTACACAAAATCCCGCTAGTTCGAACAGTTTGATAACCATGGGTTTCAAGTTATACGAGCCATCAATACCTTGGGGGTATAAAAATAGCCTATATTGGAGATTGGATCTCAATAAATTCCGTAGAAAAAAATCAAACAGATTGGACTGAGATACAAGTTACCTCAAAAGTAACTACCCGAGGGTCATTGCCCATCAACTGAGACATACCAACTAGCTGCTCTTCGCATCCCGCTTTAGTGTACGTAGACGGGCCCTGCATAAAGCCGCACTGCTGCGCCAGACATAAAAAGACAATCGGTATCCAAAGCATCACAACCTCCATGGTTAGCTTTTAATGTAACGCTAAGGAGGGTTAAACGCAAGATGGAAAAGAAAAACCCCCGCTTTTGGCGGGGGCTAAATCACCTAAGTGGCTGATTTAATTAGCCTGCACCAGCAGAGCCGAACATACCGAGGGGATCAGAAAATCCAAACGAGTATCGCTCCCGCGCTTTGTATCTCACGTTACCCGTCTCGAAGTCTCCATCCATTCCTGTTGACATAGGAGTACGAACAAAGTGCTTCAAGCCGTTAGGCACGTCAGTACAAAAGAAGAACGCATCAGGATCGGTCAAGTAGTGGTTAATTGTGTAGCCACCGGGAATCGAGCCATTGTTCGCAATCGCGTTCACGTCGTTGTCAGCCGTACCAACACGCAGGGAGGTCTCGAGTAAACGAGTTGCCACAAACTGCAATGAAGGAGGAACGACCATCTTCGTGAGGCGAGCAGCGATCAACAAGCCACGCTCATCAGTAAACGCAGCGGTTTGAATAACAGCATTTTCAAGTGCTGTTTCGTTCAAGTCTGTTGCCACTGAATAAGTGTTGCTGTTGGTGCCACCACCGACAAGCGGGTGAGCCGTCGAGAACAAAGCAACCCCATCACCGCCAGCAAAGGCAGCGTTGAAGCCGTTGTTCAAGATTGAAGCCGCTTTGACTTGCTTGGTGTATGCCATAGCGCGAGCCAAGGCTTTGGTGTAGCGAGCTGAAAGTGAGTCATAGAGGTTGTCCTCGATAGCTTCTTCCGTCAAGCTGAAACCCAAAGCAATGGTTTCGTGGCTGTAGCGGGCAGTGAATGCTTCTTGGGCGTTATCGTAAGCGATTGCGCTGCCTTCGTTCTTGACTGGAGCAGCCGAGAAACCTGACAGTTTTGTCTCTTCTTCAAACGAACGCTCAGAGGTCTCTGTTTCATAGATCTCTTTGTGCTCTTCGCCGTAGGTTGAATACTCCATACCAAACAGAGCGTTTAGTCCGGGGACCAGCTCCTTCAGTAGTTGTGCGCGTGAAATAGCCATGATTTACTCCTTAGACGCCAGTCGTGTTGTTGTACTGGTGGATGTTGATCTTAACAATCAACTCGACAAACGCGTCGGCGCCAGTAGCGGTTTCAGGAACCACGTCAACAACGCGGATAGGCAGTGTGTTAGTAGTACCAGTGGACGAGCCAAGAACTGATACGCCTGAATTGCCAGTGTCTGTATCGCCTGCGCCCTGAATAAGCGACATGTTAGAGCCGATAACAGCACGAGCAGCAGCAGCAACATCACTTGAGCCATCAGTTGAAACAACCTGAAACAAAACGCTCGGGTCATCAACAACATAGGCAACAGCGTCAGAAGCAACAGTGCCAGCAGGCCAATATTGCGAAGGCAATGGCTGCTTAGTGGTTGGGTTGGTAAAAGCGCAACCAACGAAAACACCTACGGGCGAGCCCGCTGTGGTGCCAGTGAATTTTTCAACAACGCCAGTTGCAGCCACAGAAACCAAATCACCGTTAAAAATATTAGATGCAAAGCCAGACGCAATCTTGATGTGGCGCACAGCGCCTGCGAATGTCGTTCCACCTAAACGGTTGATTGGCTTGAGGCCGTAAGCAGCGCTAACAGTAGGATAAGCCATTTGTTAACTCCAATTAAATTAAGATCCGTTGCCAAAGCTGGTCGTGGACTTACGCTCTTTAAATAAGGGCATCCGCGCATCACTTTGACGCATAAAGTTGTTATCGACACCTTCAGACTGTCTTTCGCTTTGGTTGGCGTAATATTGATTACGTTGATCGACTAATTCTTGAGGTGACTTACACAACAGGAGACCACCGACCTCGATATTGTCTTTGAATCGAGAATTGGGATCTATGAATAACTTCATCTGTGGCTGCTCTTCAATGCTTACTGCTTCCCAACCTTCCCGCGTTTTAGCAGAAATGTTTCGTGGGTCAGCGTTGTTGAGGAGAGAGACTCGAATCCAGCGATAGGCGTATCCTGCTTCACGAACAGGTTCCGGTAAAAGAGACGCGGGTGCCCATGCTTTCGGACGGGCGGTTTGCTCACGATTCTGCGATTCACGGGGTATACGGTTTTCAGCCATTTTGATTCTCCAATTCAGCCATCTTTCTTGCGTAGAGCTCAAGAGGAACACCTAGTCTCTTAGCCACGTTTTGTTGCGTTACTGTTAGCCGAATCTTCTTCGGGGCGGACGTGCGCTGCGCCGGAGCAACAACGGATTTTGTGCGACGGGGCTGTTCGGGGGTAGCTTCAAACTGATCGGGAAACGCCCTTTTCATTGCATCGTCGATTTTGTAATAATACTCATCACTCTTTGTATAGGACTCACCAAACTCACGCACTAACTTATTATGCACTCCGTAGGCAAAACCTGTCATGTCTTCGTGCCCGGGCTTCTCGAACCATTGGTTCTTCTCCGCCCAACTTACAACTTTGTCGTCTAACTGCGGCGATTGTGGTTGCTGTACAGGGGTAGTATATTCCCTATTTTCCTGTTTTTGCAAGTTCGACGGTTTAAACGCGTTGACTTGCGTCATTTCGTTCTGAGCTCGGTACAGATCTTCTTGCGCGTTGATGACTTCATCCGTATCGCCAGACTCTAGTGCCGATTTAAGTTTTGTTTTTGCAGCGTTGATGTTGAGCGTGGCTAACGACTTAGATTTGTCGATATACGCCGTTTGCCCCATATTCACATACTCGTGCAGTTGACGGTTTTCATCTGCAATCATCCTTGCCACCCGCTCTAGCTCAACCTTCTCCCTAGTAAGGGCTTCAGCCTTGCGTCGCTCATCATGGCGGGCGTGTGTCAACTCCTTAAGGCGCTTCTGAACCTTAGCGCTATAGTCGTTTAGTTCGTCCTCAGTAGGCTCTTCGATCTCTTTATCTAGCGGTTTACGCCCGCGGTCCTGCTCAGGCGTGTCGTCTACGATCTCGATTTCGGTCTTGTCATCTGCACCTTCTAGCTCAAGCTCGATCTCTGACGGTTTTTGATCTTTCTCATCGGGAAATTGGTATTCCTGCATGGTTTACTCCTTATTTGCGTTTAATGCCGCGAGGATCTTCGACAACTGCTTCGACAGAATCATCGTTAATGAGGCGGAACTCTTTGCCATGAATAATCAGCCTAGAGCCCGAGTTTGGACGTACTAAAACAAAATCGCCTTCCTTACACCATGGACCAGACACAAATCGTTCTTTGTCTGCGTAGCAATCGGGGCCCATTGAAACCACAAAAAGTACGGTTGTAAGCACTTCTTCGTAGTGCATGGTCTGATCTGCTTTTAAAATGCCGCTTTCGTACTCCTTTTCGACTTCAGGGATAGCGCATAACATACGATACCCGGAAGGTTTGGGGAGCTGGGATGCCTTATCCGTGTTAATTGCTCCGATAATCTGAGGATTATCTGGGTTTGTCGCAATGAGAATTTCACTCATCGTTGTTCTCCATCGTTTCTTTAAGGTCCAAAAGGTCGCGTTCTGCATGGGCTAGGCCCTCAATTACTCCACACAGACGTTGGTACTCTTCATAGCTACGGCATGTGCCGGTAGAAACAGCGTCAGCAATATCATTCATACGTGTGCGATACTTGCTGCGTAATAGCTCAATCGTGTCCATCCATTACTCTCCTTTGTTAACCTGCTGATTCAGCATCTGTTGCGTTTTAGCGACGTCAATACCCATTCGCATTCCTTCTGCTTGGTTGCGGGCCTGCATCTCTTCGGCTTTAAGCCCTGCCTTTAGCATATCTAGCTGTTGTTGTGACTCCAGCTTTGCCTTAACCTGAGCAGTATGCGAACCAATACGTAAGCCTTCTTTCTCCATATCCGCCTGCAGTCTTTCACGCTCTAATGCCAATTTATCAGCGTCTGCCGCAACGTCAGCCATCATCTTTTTCTCTTTGATCTCGACTTCTTTCATCTTGATCTGCATTTCTTGCTGCTGCATTTGAATGATCGGGTCTTGTTGTGCTTCGGCGTTTTGCTTAGCCTGAGCTTCTGCTTGGTGTTTACCCAACAACTGACCTGCTGCTTCCGCTGCCAAACGCGACATTTGTGCTTCTACTTCTTCGGTCATCTCAGTGTCTGGGTGAGGTAGTGTGACACCCATCTGGCGTTGGATCTGATCTCTGTAAGCAAAAGCAACGTGCTCGGTAATATGCGCATTTGCTGCTTGCATTAAGACCTGCGCCTGTGGGTTCTGACCCATGACTTGCATCAACACAGGATCCTGCATTGCTGCCATATGGACTTGGATATGCGCCTCGTGGTCTTGGTACATAAAGGCTTTAACAGGTTTACCGTTAAGAATGTCCATGTTCTCACTGATAGGATCAACCGGCTTCTGGTCTTCCTCTAACGGCACTAACTCGGCTGCGTCCTTAATATTTAAGACATCCAACATCTGCCGATGCAGCTTAGGCAGGTTGTAAATCTGTGGCGCCATCTGAGCCAACTGAATCACCGCTTGATACTGCACTACCCGCTGAGCCAATGTACTGGCGTTAGGATCACTGACAGGGATAATCTCTACGTGGCTGTAGTCCTCGCGTCGAGCGTGGATGTGTCCGTCTTCTGGCTCGTAGTCATAACTTTCAGAGGCGTGGTCTCGGATCATTACCGCAAGGAGTTTGAGTTCCTGCTTCATGGCGAAGTGCATCCGTGCCTGAACAGCCGACATCACCTTTAAGTTACGCTCGATTAACGCAAGTGTTGTACCCACTGGGGCCTGTGCCGACATATCTGACACTTTCATATCTGGGCTGGCTGCGAACCGTCGTGCTTCTTCCGAGATAATACCCAGTAGTGATAGCAACGCTTGTGACGGCTCCTTATATGGCAACGGCATAATATTGTCACGCAACGCACCAGAGGCCACATCCACATCACGGAACTCGCCCGGAGAAATTGGTGTGTCATCTCCCTTAATACGTAGGCCCCGAGTCTTTAAACCACCGGGTAAGTTAGATAGCGTACCTGCATCAACCAACTGACGTGTAATAGCCGTTGCTGACTTGGCTGAGTTACCAATTAAGTGCACCAAACCAAATCCGTATGACCCAAAACCCGGCACGTACTGGTAATGCACGAAGTACTGGTTAGGGCGCTTGTATACTATTTGCGCTGCGCGGTTGCCCTCAGTCTTTTTAGGTACTGGGTCCCAGTTACGGCGAACAGCCAGCACATCACCCGAGTCTTTCAGGATTGTTACGACATACGGCAAGGGAATACCCGTGGGCTCGCCATCGCTAT